GCATGACCGAAGTCAAGGATCAAATCAACCTTCATGAATCCACCTCGTCTGACGTGCCGAGGAACCGGTACCTTTGGAGGTACCAACCTCCGATGTGATCGGAACTCGCAGCACCCAGTAGGGTCCTGGCTTGGCGTCGTATTCGATAGCAATTAAGCTTCGATTCAGCGTCTCTCCTCGACTTATCGAGTGAATTCATCTTTGGACAGCGTGTCCTCTGAGTTATCCCTTTTTCAGGGGCTGATCTCATGATACTAACTAACCAAGTAGGGTAGAAGGGTTGCAGACAATGTATTCGGTTTACTACCGATTCGGCGTCTCTTCCTGGATTTGACTCCAGACGAATTCGATCATGTACAGGCTCTGTACTTGATTTTATCCCCTTTCAGGGGCCGATCTCAAGATACATGCAGTCTGGCCTTCTCCTAGGTTTCCAAGTCTAGCCTCCTGCTAGATGCTATCTTCAGGACTCCAGAGGGGAAACCCCGGAGTGTATTCAGTCGGTAAACCTACCGGCGGAATAACTGTGACAGCCCTGTCGTTCATCACGATAGAGGCATCACGCCTAATTATAGCATCCTCATATTTTCTCATATCCTCTATGAGGGTTTTGAAGAATGAGGTAGTAGGTTTTCTTCGTACTACTGCGAAGGCGGGAAGTTTCATTCCCAGTATCCTTCCTATCACTTCCATAAGTGGTTGGAGGGGTGCTCGGAGAGAGTCCCGAGGCTTTGGAGCCTGGAACCGTCCCACAAGTGCCCCAAGTTTCCCTGCCCGGACTGGCTTTGGTAAGTCCTCTATTAGGGCAAGCCCTTTTAGAACACTTACGAAGCCTAGACGTGGTTCTTGACCGAACAAGCTTGCAAGAGGCGGAATCGCCTCGAGCTCCTTGTACCAGTTAAGTAACACGTCGATCTCCGGCAGCGGAGCATTCCGGTTCATCTTCATAAGTGGATGACCTATAACGTCCAGATCACGTCCCGCTTGTTCAAAGCGGGCCATGAAACTGTTCGTCAGGTACGTCCAATAGTGCGGGTGATCCCAATCTGAATTGGGACCTCCGCCCTTTAGACGTTGAGCGGCTGAAAGGCATGCCTTCCAGTCTTCACATCTCTTTTTGTAGATGTCCTGGATAAAGTACAACAGAGAAATCTGAAGTGCTTTACCAATCTCGTCTCTCAACGAGTTGGCCCCTGTCAGGGAGGGAATTAACTTTCCTAACCAATCAAGGACATGGCCTATGTGGAGTTCGTTTGTCTTCGAGACAAAAGGATTCCGCAGTATAAACTCAATGAACCGAGATTTGTTCCCTTTCACTAGACCTGTGAGCTCCCCTTGTAGGGAAGCCCACTGGTTAGCTGTGAGAACGCGTCTTAAGTATGCACTTTCGTTATAGTCCTTTCCAACGTATCTGTGACAAATTCGGTGTGCGAGTTCTTTCCTTCTACTCCAGCTTAGAGCTACAAGCTCCTCGCCAAAAGAGATAGGAGAGAGGTTCACGTTACCGAGGAACGTCTGGGATGCGAAGTTCAGAAGTCCCTTTGAAGAGACTAATGATTTCGCACGCCCAACTGTTATACCAAACTCATCACAAACACGAAGGTATTCATCAGCAACTAATTTACAGGCAATGACAACGTCATCACCTAAAACTAGGTAAGCCATAAACCATCCCTTTAACCCAACACGCATTGCTGCGTATTGGACCAAGGCATGGTGGACTAGCGCTAGTGATGCCCAGCTCGAGAGTAAACCCATGGGTTGTCCTCGTGTGTAGTTAACAAACTCCGGCCCCTTGTTCTTCCGTACCTCCCGGGGTGACAGCCACTTGCGGTCCTTCATGAGACTGTGCCACAGGTCCGCTCCTTTCCTACCTATCAGAGGTTCTAAAACCTCCGTATAGAGTTGGGATGGGATAAGATCTGTTGCCGCTTTGAGGTCAAAGGAAAATATATCCTTGTACCCCTTAGCAGCAAAGGCATCAACAGCCTCTTGTTGACCAAAAGTAGCGTCAGTAGGAATTAGTCGTAAGAGGGAGAATAAATACTCATGAAGTGGTTTTAAAGCCACTTGTGAGAAATAATCCCCAATTGCGACTACCCTTACTTTCCCAGCAGGTTCCGGAATAGCATGGAGTCGGCCCACTATTGGAGTATGGTATACGTGCTTGATTGGATGTAACCCATTACCACGAAATCGTTCTACCCATTCCTCAATACGGATACCAGGGATTTTGTCCTTGGCGTCTGTAGAAAGAAAACGTTTAGCACGCTCGTAAGAAGGTGACCCGGGTTTGCCATTTTTATAGCAATCCCAAATCATCTCTCGGAACTCTTGCACTTGTTGGATTGACATCCTCCAAGGCTCGAGCTCCCCTTCCTCATCCATTATATCTGCACGCCTAGTGAGAGAATGATATTTACCGTGTAACACGGTAGTACCTTTCTTTTCGCCAGGGCGCAGAGGTGGTGGATAAGGGGTATTAAGTAACACCTCTCGATCACGGTACCAGCGCTTCGCCTCCGGTCCCAAGAGTTGAATCAACCTTAGCATGTTCTGATCCCCCCAATGTTGAAACCACTCACGAGGTAGGTGCCTTACGGCATCTTCCCAAGCGAGAAGGTCGAAACGAAGGGAGGTCATTGCACACTTGCTGTTAGCTCCTGCTGATGAGATAAGATATCCCATTGACGTTTTGTACTTCCAGCCAGGAAGTTCATTACGGCAAGTGGATTCTAGTCTATCATAGAAGTTATCCAAGCCTTGGCAGAAGGAAGCAAAGTCGCCAACATCTCCTTTGAACGGAGGAGCTTGGATAGTCTCGAGAGGTGGTTCACCATGTGGGCCATTAAGAGCCTTATAAATATTTAAAAGGCTCGCCCACAGTCGAATAGACGAAGGTGTTCCATCCCTCAGAGACGCTCTAAGTCTCCGATCAATGAAGGTCGGTATTCCATTGGAGAGCCGGACACGTTGTCCGAGCTCTTCAGTAGAAGTGACTGGGTTTCCACCGACATAGCTATACACGCAGAAAAGAGAAATCTTCAAGCGTTGTATAACAAATGCCGGGCCATTGTGCTTAAGGAGGATCTGGAGATGTCGGATGAAAGGCATTAACTGCCCTATCCGGCTTCCCGGGCTCTTGAAATCGAGATAGTGTAGTAGCTCACGCGACCACAACATCAAAATCGGCATCACATTTTCATGTGTGATTCTGACCGTCTGTCCTTCGCCCCAAAGAATGTTTCTACTGATAAACTTTCGTAAATCAGTAAACTCACTCCAAGGGACTCGCGAAAAATCAGATGCTAAATCGGACTCCTCAAGCCATTTCTTATGCCTGTATGAACCTTTGGTGTACACAGATTTCTCTGTGTGGTCACCGAAGATAGCATCCAGACAGTCGGAAAGGAATTGGGGGGGCTGTTTAGAAGGGACGGGTTTTTCCGTCCCTGGTCGTGCGATTACTGTTACAGAGATCCCAGCACGAGCGAGAGTTCGTGTATGGACTGTGTATTCATGGGAGGTGAGATAAAGCAAGCCCTGCGGGTCGAACGGGTCTATGACCACGAACGGCCGCTGAACCTGTAGATCCCAATCTACCAGGAGACGCCAGTGTGTAACACTACGCTCTGCAAATGGCATGTTTTTCACATCGGTTCTTGAAACAAGAACCCCATTTACCTCGTACTGAGCTTCCTTAGAGTAATGACGTATAATTAAATGTAAAGGAGAGTGGTTAAGAGGGACATTTGTTTGGTAGCCCAAAAGTAAGATCATTATCTGAAATTAGGTTATCCGACAGACCCCTCTTTTCACTTGCGTGAGGAGTAGGCCTTGATTTCTGCCCGGTTAGCACCGGAAGGAATTCAGTCTGCTTTGCACGCAAACATTCTTCACCTCCGCGGTTAGGTTGCCCTGATGGTTGCCCCGTTGTTCCGACCAGGATCGAGATTAGACGTTAGTTCAGGAAATATCCTATAGGTTATTATCCTAGCTAGTAGTCGGCTCCTTCTCAGAAGGGTATGAGCACAGAGAGGTGTGAAACATCTCACATGTCCTGTAAAGGATATGCTGTGAGGTAGTAACAGAGACCTTATCTATTATGCTCTACTGTGTTTCGGGGTATTAATCCCTTAGCTACAGTCAGACTTATAGAACCTTAGTAACGCTGTTTTCTCGAATCTGGAATTTCAAACTTAACGGAATGAAGTTCCATCCATCCTTTCTATTATGGCCATAGGATTTGTAGGTCACCTTTTTCAAGGGTGATTCTACAAAGACTAAAGCTAAGAGTATCAGGATCGAACTCCGGACGTTCCTACTATGAATGGCGGTTGTACAGTTTTGTCAACCTTTAAGTGGAGGCTCTCAGCCTCCAACCATCAGAGAGGGACCAACGGAATCGCACTACCGAAATCACCCAGTTTACGTTTGGGAATAGAAGCATTTTGCTTCTAACGAGGACTCTCTGTCGAATGTGCATTCCCCCTTAAGACGACGGTGAAACTCCGTGCCCGTTCTAAAGGGCAAAAAGACTCAAAGTCGCTCTCGGTACACAAGCCGACTGCCAGTTGCAAGACTGGCG